AAAATGGTTGAGAACATTCTCACTCACCACAATATAACTGTATCTTTAAATACTGAATATAATTATCATATGGATAAAGAATACGATCATGTGTTTAATTCTATGCCAATTGATGAATGGTTTGAATGGAAATATGATAAGCTTCCATATCGTTCAATCAAGTTTGAGACTGTAAGCCTGCCGATTCCACGGGCATTACCAACCGCTACTGTAAACTTTACTCATCACGGCCCAAAGACTCGTGTTACTGAATGGAAGAATATTCCCTGTCACGGCGATAATAAATATATCACAACGCTAACGTTCGAGGAACCATGCGATTACTCTGAGAATAACTATGAACGTTATTATCCAGTAAAAGATCGCGATGGTAAGAACCGAGAGCTATACAAAAAATATAAAGCCGAAATACCAGAGCATATGACCTTTATCGGTCGCTGCGGTTTGTATGCCTATCTTGATATGCATCAGGCTGTGAGCACAGCGCTCTCAACAGTGAGAAAGTTTTTAGCATGAGTGATATTACCCACGCAAGTATCGTACCACTAATTGGAGGTGAAACTATTGGTTCCCATCGAGCCTTTGGTGCACCTCCAATTCATTTTATGTCATATGAACCTTTTGCTGGTAATGACAAACATATTCTAAATTATTACGACAACAAGATTCCATATTATGTTCTAGATAAAGGACATAGGCCACCGCCAGGCGAAAGAGCAAATGTTGTATCATCAGTGTGTCCATGCGCTGGTTTATCAATGATGTCACATGGATACGGTGACGACAACGAAAACAACAAATGGATGATTGAGACTGCAAAGTATATTCTTGGTGAATACAGACCAGACTGTTTCTGGGGCGAGAACGCTCCAGGATTTGCTGGTAAGATTGGAACTAATGTTCGTAATCAATTGAAACAGATTGGTAAGGACAATGGATATACGATGAGTGTATACCGGACTAGATCTCTACTTCATGGTGTTCCACAGGTACGAGAACGCTCATTTTATTTCTTCTGGAAACGAGATAACGGCGTACCAATCTTTGAATACTACAATCGTGAGTACACACCAATCGAAGAATTAATTCGTAATGTAAAATCAAACTTTCAAACTGAACCTATCAATACTAAAAAGCCTTCCGACAACCCGTACTATAAGTACATTCTTGAAGAGATTGAAGGAGGCAAAACTCATACAGAGCATTCTCGCGATGTAGATCCAACGTCAGCTCGTGGTGTGGATTCTTTCTCTTATATCGAAAGAGCAGGTAAAACTTATAATGAAGTTGCTGACTGGATGGCTGCAAACGGTTTTGAGAAAGAAGTTGATAAGTGCCACTATAAACATGAGAAACTTGCTAAGGGTGGGTCGATTATGAGAAGAGGTGTCATTGTTCCAAAAGATCGTATCGGCGCTTTCGTTGGCCACTATCCTACTATGCTTACTCATCCTGATGAAGATCGATTTATTAATTACCGAGAAGCTATGTCAATCATGGGCTTGCCCGAAGACTTTGAATTGGTCGATGCGGGCCCTAAGGTAGCAAATCATATTTGCCAAAATGTCCCTGTGCAAACAGCCACAGACATGGCCACAGAGGTTCTAGCAACACTTAAAGGTCTAAGAAAAATGGTTGACACCGATTACATTTTGCAGTATAATGGTACTCAGAAGCTTGAATACCAAGAAAACATTACTACACTTGAGGCTTTTCTATGAGAACTGACTTTATCCTAGACTTTGAAACAATTGGCCAGTGTGCTCGTAAGGCGCCTGGCATTGAGTGTTCTTATGCAACATTTGTATGGGATCGCTTTCTTGATGAGCCTTATTCTTTTCAAGAACTTTTAGGTATCATTCAAAAAGCAAAACTTGATTTGCAAGATCAAATGAAGAACTATGACTTTGAATATCAAAAGTCAGATCTTGATTGGTGGCTACAGCAAGCACCAGAAGTTCGTAAGCTTTTAAAACCAAAGCCAGATGATCTTAAGCTACCACAGTTTATTGAGCAGATGATCGGATATCTTCGTACTCAAGATAAAGTTGATTACTGGTGGAGCCGTTCAAACGGTTTTGACCCAGTTATTCTAGATCATATGGCAATGGCCGTAGGCAAGGACAAGTTTCTAAACGAGTACATTCCTTACTGGCGTATACGTGATACTCGTACATTTATTGATGCGAAGTTTAACTTTACAACAAAGAATGGATTCGTGCCCGTTGCAGATACTGAGCAATGGGAAAAAGTATTTAGTGCTCATGATAGCAGACATGATGTCGCAGCAGACATCCTTCGGATTCAGGCTATTCATAGAGCAGAAAATGATATGGAGCAAGTAGAAATATGAAAATTGAAATCTCTTTAGACAAACTCAAAGAGCAGAAGCTCTTTATCGGTACTCCGATGTACGGTGGTAACTGCTCAGGCTCATATGCTAAGTCCTGTAACGACCTGGCTATGATGTGTGCAGCAAATGGTATTCCTATCCGTTTTTATTATCTCTTTAACGAGAGCCTTATCCAGAGGGCACGTAATTATGTTGTAGATGAGTTCCTCAGATCTGATTGTACTCACCTTGTATTCATCGATTCAGACATCGCATTTAATGCTAAAGATGTTCTAGGATTAATTGCTGTAAATCTAGCAGACACCGAGAATCATAATATTGTTGTAGGACCTTATCCTAAGAAAACAATCGCGTGGGAAAAGGTTGCTAAGGCTGCAGAGCTTGGTAAAGGTGACGAAAATCCATTCGAGCTTGATAACTATACAGCAGACTATGTATTTAATCCTGTTAAGAAATTAGATACATTTAATGTTGGTGAACCACTTGAGATTGGTGAGGGTGGTACAGGCTTTATGTGTATTCCACGAGAAACACTTGAGAAATATCGCGATGCCTATCCTGAACTTCAGTACAAACCAGATCATGTTCGTACGGACAAGTTTGATGGTTCGCGAGATATCACAGCGTTCTTTGACTGTGTAATTGATCCGGAATCGCGTCGTTATCTATCAGAGGATTACTTCTTCTGTAGGAAAGCCCGTGACATCGGTATGAAAGTGATTATGTGCCCTTGGATGCACCTCAATCACATTGGCACTTATATCTTTAAAGGTAATATGGCTGCTATTGGTTCTCTCGGTGTGTCAGCCACCGCAGACAGTAAAAGCAATCGTAAAACTTATGCCAATAAAAAACAGTTGACAAAATCCAAAAAACGTAGTAAAATTAATACATAATGTGAAATTTGTAAGGAGCTTATATAATGAAGTTTAGTGAACGTACTCTTACCATTCTTAAGAGTTTTTCGACTATCAACAAGTCGATTCTTATGAAACCCGGCGGTGTACTTAAAACAGTAACACCAGAAAAGACATTGGTTGCGTCTGCAACTATTCCAGATCAGATTCCATCTCAAGCATGTATCTATGATTTGTCAAGATTTTTGTCAATTTTATCACTTTACAAGGATCCCGACGTAGAGTTTCATGATAAATACTTTATGATCAACGATGGTCGTCGTAAGACGAAATATGTTTACGCTGACATATCAATGATTCATGCAGCTCCCGAAAAAGAGATTCAACTGCCATCTCTGGATGTAGTTGTTGATGTTTCTTGGGAAGACCTACAGTCTGTTCTTAAGGCTGCAGGTGTGTTACAATTCTCTGAGGTAGCCTTTGTAGGGACCGAAGGGAAAATCTGGTTGAAAGCTATTGATAGCAACAATCAAAATTCTGATGATTATGGTGTTGAAATCGGCACTACATCTGATGAATTTAAGATTATCATTAAAACCGATAATCTTAAGCTCTTGCCTCAGGATTACAAAGTTTCTCTTTGCGCAAAGGGAATCTCTGAGTTCAAGGGTACGGACGTCACGTACTTCGTGGCAATTGATACTAAGTCGACTTATCAGAAAGGATAACAAATTATGAATGAAGCTCAAGCAGCTCAAGCACCCGAGGGACAAGCACCTCAACCGATCCAACTTTCTCTTCAGGATCTAGCAACTGTTGTACAGTTTGTAGATGTTGCGTCTCGCCGCGGCGCAGTAGCCGGTAACGAGATGGCAATTATTGGAATGCTTCGTAACAAAATCGAAATGTTCCTACAACAGAATGCTCCGCAAGGAGCTCCCGATGGTAACATGCCGGCAGCCGATGCTCCAGCTCCGGATGTACCTGAGGACGCACCACTCGCTGACAAAGTGGTACAATAATGAGTGGGGCTTCGGCCCCCTCATTTCTTTTTATATGATGATGGTGATTGAATGTCTATTGATGCAAAAGCAAATGAAGTACTTTGGGTAGAGAAGTACAGGCCAATGGTAATTGGCGACACAATTCTACCAGACAAAACTAAATCTGCTTTCAAAAAATTTGTAGCAGATGAATCTATTCCTAACTTACTACTCACTGGCGGTCCAGGTGTTGGCAAAACTACAATCGCAAAAGCTATGCTCGATGAACTTGGCTGCGATTATATTATTAAAAACGGCTCACTTAACGTCAATATCGATACCCTCCGATATGACATCTCCACGTTTGCCTCAGCGGTTTCCTTCACAGGTGGTAGAAAATACGTCATCTTTGACGAGGCGGACTATCTCAACGCAGCAAATGTTCAACCCGCGCTACGCAACTTTATTGAAGAATATTCAAGCAATTGCGGGTTCATCTTTACTTGTAACTTTAAAAATCGTATAATCTCTCCACTTCGTTCTCGTTTGTCAGAGGTTGACTTTACCATCGAGCAATCCGATCGGCCAAAGCTCGCGATGCAATTCCTACGCCGTGTTGAAGCTATTCTTGAACAAGAAAACGTTGCGTATGATAAAGCAGTTGTTGCAAAAGTAATCCAAAAACACTTCCCTGATTTTCGACGTGTACTTACAGAGTTGCAATCTTACTCCGCTTCTGGCGCTATTGATGAAGGTATCTTTGTTAATCTCAAACAAGAATCCCTTGATGAACTCTTTAAACTTCTAAAGAGTAAAGACTTCACAAACATGCGTAAGTGGGTTGCAAAGAACTCAGATCAAGATATGAACGAGATGTTCCGTCGTATCTATGATATGGCCAATGATAAGGTCGAACTCAGATCTCAGCCAGGCTTTATCGTAACTCTTGCAGACTATATGTACAAAGCAAACTTTGTCGCTGATCTTGAGATAAATATGGTTGCATGCCTCACTGAAATCATGATGGAGACATCCTTTAAATGAATAACGTAGAAGTATATGGCATCATGCCACAGATTACAACAAGTAATTACTACACCACTAATACTACTGTTCATGGTGTTAAGGTAACACAAACGAAACATCTTGAAACACCGACTGGAGTGACATGGGTTGAAACCGTTCAATGGACCCGTTACGACCATGCTGGTCGAGTGATTGATGAGAAACCACAGGGACAATTCGTTGATATTGTAGTATGAAATGGCTAAAGTGATGATGTGCGATCCGCCCAGCGGTTGGAAGTATGGTTTTCCTAAACCTTTACCCGCAGACTTAGGCGAAGATGAAAGTATCCTTCCTTGGCTGTTGAGCGAAGGTTATCCGCAGAAAGAGATTGACAACTGCGGCAAATACTTTTATGTTAGATATTGGGAAGAAGATGATGGTTGAAATTAGTGATAATGAATATCAGCTTTACCAAAAGCTCTTAAAAATTTGGAAGCATAGCTCACCTGAAAAAACTGGTGCATACTTCATTTGTGGTGAAGCGGGTGAGAAAGACGATTTAGGTTTGCCTGAATACATTCACGTTTGCCCATCTTATGGATTAGATGGAATAGCTTCATATAAATTGCACAAAGATTATTCAGCGCCGGAGTGGTAAATGAGCGAATGGATGAAACGTCTTATTAAAAAGCATACTTGCTTTTATTGTGAAAAAACAGTTGACAAAGCTGACTTGTTTAGTATAAAATTAGATACAAGTGAAGGGCCTCTTGAATTAAAAGCCTGCCCCACTTGTGCAGATGATTTAAATGATATTTTGAAAAAGATTGAGGAAGCTCGTGGCGAAGGACTATAACCCATTTGATTTTATGACAGCAGCTTCTTTCTCGAAGGAAGATCTGATTAACAATAACGAAAATCCAGAACTGATTGAAAAGCAGTACATTCCTTATATGGTAAATCGTGGTTTCGCAAACTTCGAGGATACTATCTTACATGCGAATGAAATGAATCAACGAGCTCATATGTTCCATGCCGCTCAGTTTCAATATTATCGTGGAGCACTACGCAAGCGTAAACGTTTCTCAAAGTGGCCAAAGGCCGATAAAGATGCAGACTTAGATGCGATTCAACAGGTTTATCAGTGTAACCGTACCGTAGCCAAGATGTACCAGAAAGCTTTGAGTAAAGAAGATATGAAATATGTACATAGCAAACTTGTCACAGGGGGAGTGTGAAAAATATAAATATTGTTTGGATGG